AACGATGAACATACCCAATTATAAAGAATTTTACAAACACAGAAAAGATGATTTTAAGAATACATTTGAATACGAAAAAAGATTAATTACCGATTGGGCATCAGGTGACTGGTGCCCAGACCTAGATTATTGTAGGTTTAAATTTTCCAGTCCGCCAGGTGGATATGATAGTATGGCTAGATTAACGGTCCGCACAATAGTAAAGGCCTGGTTGAAGATGAACAAGAAACCATTACGAGACAAACTCATACGTGAATCCTTATTTTTTCAAACACAACAAGATACAAATGCTGTCATTGCTCTGTTAATATACTTACATCTAGAGAATGACAGCATCATTGCCTTCTTTGAAGAAACGAAATTGCATTGTTACCCAATGGAGAGATGGCCAGATCTGAAGTCCAATTTTGATACAATCCGACAAACAGGGTGGTTGACTCCTAACATTTATGACTGTAAGGCAGCAATGTTGACACGTAAAATCGTTTGCTTAATAGGACGTGATACAGCTGAGGCAGACTGGGAACAACAATCACTACAACGAACTTCACCTGGTCCACTCAGAAAGACTGATATGAATTTAGCAAAAAGTAAGAGTCAAAAAGTCAAATTTGAGGTTATTGACGAAATAGCAACTAGGGTAATTACATCTTTAAAAACCGGTCCAGGACAAACTACCCTACTGAAATATTTCAGTGAACGGTTGGAACATGCACCAGGAGGAAGTAGTGATATCGATAAGGATAAAGTAAAAGAGTACTTCAACCTCCAAAAATCCAGACAAATACAAATTACTAAACAAGTAGCTTACGAAATTTATGATTACCCAGACCTAATAGAATGGTTACTTACTGCTCCGCGCATAATAGCAAGAGGTAGTACTAAGCATGAACCAGGAAAGAAAAACAGAGACCTCGAAGCCACTGATGATATTTCTTCCTTCATGGCATCTTATGCTAGTGATGGGATCGAGAATAGATTTCACTGGCGGGGAACTGTGATTTCACAAACTCCAGCAGAAATATTGCAGTGGTGGTATCAGCAAGTGGCAG